CACCAAGACAAAATCCGTTGTGACGAAGATCCTGCAGAAGTGGGGGCTGACGGTCGGAACGTATTCCGGGCCGAATGTGAAGCATTCGAAACTGGTATATAAGACCGAGAAGCTGGGCACCGTGCTGACGAAGGTCCTCAAGGAAGCCAAGAAGAAGGGCGGGAAAGACGCTTTCCTTCGCGGTTCCGGGACCAAGACGGTGAGTGTCCTGTCTTATGGCTCCAATTCCACGGTCTATCACCTGGAAGAGACGCAGCACATGATGCAGGTCAGCCATAAGATCAGCACGGCGAGCATGATCACCCGCGTGAAGATTGTCGGCAAGGAAAACAAGAACGGTTCCTCTCCGGTCGAGGCCACGGTGGACGGCCAGACGAAGTATGGCATCCGCCAGAAGATCGAGACCAGAGGGAAAGACGATAAGCTGAGCGAGGCAAAAAAGACTGCCAAGGAGGAACTGGAAGAGAACGGCAAACCGAAGGAGACGATCACCATTCAGGCTCCTGACATGCCGGTCATCCGAAAGGGAGACATGGTACATCTGAAAACATCGACGATCACGGCAGGGTATTACATCGTGAAAGGCATTAAGCATGACTGCGATGCCATGACCATGACACTCGACCTCGACAGCACAAGCAACTATAAGATGGATGACGCATCCGATTCGAGCTCTTCCAAGGCCTATAAGGTAGGCGATACGGTAACCTTCCACGGAGGGAATAAACACTATGTATCGAGCTACAAGGGCGCGAAGGGATACACGGTGAAGGGCACCGGTCCTGCGAAGATCACAAAGATCCGCAAGAGCGCCGCGCATCCGTATCACCTGAAGAACACCAACTGGGCCAAGACCCATGTCTATGGATGGGTTGACGAAGGCACGTTTGATTAAAGGAGGCGGATATGTCAGAGAAAGGAAACAGGGGAGCGGCGAAACTGGCCGCGATCCTCGATAACCGGATGTCCGAATCAACAGAGGGGCAGCTCACCTTCGATTTCGGGCAGATCAGTTCCGGGTATTCCCTTGTGACGAATACCTTCCCGGTTCCGATCCCGAAAAGCGAGTATTCCGTGTGCAGGCATATCTCTGGGATCAGTACCGGAACGGCATCAAAGCACAGCCACTCCCTTCCGAAACTTGCCGTCGGAGACCGTGTGCTGGTCGTCTGGGTGCAGGAGGAGCCTGTTGTCATTGATGTTATCAAGAAGGCAAGCAGTCTGTAGGAATAGAGGAGGGATTATGGCAGATTATGGCAGATGAAACGAATCTAATTCCTGCCGTGGACGTCCCGGAGTTTACGGAGGAAACAGACAGCTATGATACCGAATATCATCCGTCGATCGCATGGGATCTTGAAGCGGCGGACTTCGTGAGGACACCGGCCAACCGGATACCCCGCAGCGAAGGAACCGAAGCCTATAAGGTCTGGTGTGTGAAAACGGTTGCCACGGAACGGTATTCCAGGGCAGCCTACAGCGATGATATCGGGACGGAGATGGAGGACGCGAGAACTCAGCCTGACCGCAACGCGGTGGAGCTGGCCATCGCCCGCACCATCCAGGAAGCACTGATGGTCAACCCCAGAACACAGGCGGTGGAGAATTTCTCCTTCAACTGGGACGATCCGGGAGACGTCCATGTGACCTTCACAGTCACGGGGATTGACGAGGAAACCTTTACACTTAATACAACGATCGAGGCCGAATAAGGAGGTGAGAATGAATGGCAAGACCTGATTTTATCAGCCCGGATTTTGTGGAGGACAGCGACAGCGAGCAGATCCAGGAGCGGATGATGGAGAACCTGCCCGAAGACATCAGCGACATGGAGGGCGATTTCCCCTATGATTTCACGATGCCGACGGCGATCGAGATCTCTCAGCTCATCCAGTTCGATATCACCCGCGCTATCATGATTGCCTTCCCGGAATATTCATGGGATGACTGGCTCGACAAGCACGGAGCGAGAGCACATGTAACAAGGCGCGCGGCTACGTCGGCAACGGGGACGCTGCAGGTAACCGCCGATCCAGGCACTTCGCTTCCTGCGGGGACCATATTCGCGGTACCTGCCACGGACACCACGGACGCGATCGAATTCCAGATCACGGAGGATGCCGATTTCACGGACGGCGGAACGCTTGACCTGCCGATCGAAGCGGTGGAAGCCGGAGCTGACGGGAATGTGGCGAAGAATACCATCGTCATCATGGTTACTCCGGTGGACGGCGTGACGGATATCACGAACGCCGAAGCAACCGTCGGAGGAACGGACGTTGAGGACGATGACACCTATTACGAGCGTATCCATGCGGCCTATGAGGAGCAGCTTTCCTTTGTCGGGAACGACACGGATTATATCAACTGGGCAAAGGAAGTGGACGGCGTGGGTACCGTCATCGTCGATACGGACAGCGGTCCCGGTGTGGTACGGCTGATCATCGTCGACAGTGAGGGAAATCCCGCTACGGAAGCTCTCACGACAGCGGTATATAACCATATCATATCTCCGAATGACCGGAGCAAGAGGATCATGGCATCAGGGAGCGCACAGCTGATCGTGGATCCCGCCACCTCGAAGGAGATTTCCTTCAAGGCTACCGGGCTGGTGCTGAACAACATCACGCTGGATGGCGTCAAGACAGCTTTTGAGACGGCGGTCAAGGAAGCCTATACCTCAGCGAAAACGGACGATATCCTCCGCTACAACGCCTGCCGGACGGCATTCTCATCCATCGAAGGCGTGACGGACTTCGAGGATTTCACCATGGAAGGCGGGCACAGCAATATCACGCTGGATGCGGCCGAGTATCCGAAGACAGGCACGGTTGATTTTGAGGAGGCGTAAAGATGGCAGTTGATCTTGATAACTTCCCCTATTCAGACGCGGCAAAAAGGATGCTCTCCTATGTGACAGCCCACTGGTATGACAAGAGCTATGTCGGGAAATGGACCTATGAGGTCATGGGACAGCAGATGGACCTGGCCGTGAAATACTGTCAGGAGCTGCCGCTTCAGTTCGATGTGGATACGGCGACATGGGGACTTATGTACTGGGAGCAGATGTACGGGCTTCCGATCCGTTCCTCGCTGTCGTATGAGGAACGGCGCCGGCTTATCCATCTGAAGATGGAACCGCGATATTCCTCAACGCCCTACTGGATGGCGCAGACCATCGAGAACACGACCGGGTACACGGCTAACGTTTACGACATCAACGACCCGGGTCCGTATTCCTACTCGCATCCGAATATCTTCCATGTGCTTCTGTCAGGAGACGCGGAAGAGCAGTTCGACAGCGTACGCGAAAAGATCAATAAGCTGAAGCAGTCTCACACGGTCTACACGTTCTCATGGCTTTTCATGACGATCGAGATGGCGAACTTGATTACCCCGAAGGTAATCTTCATCATGCCGATCACATGGTGGGAAACGAACCTGTGGAACGGTGAGAAGAACTTCGATGGAAGCATCGCTTTTGATGCCGTGCTGCCTCCGGTATTCTACATGGCGCACCGGCTGAAGATCCAGCTCGATGAAGCGATCACACTGAACCGCCTGTGGCACCGGCTGACGATACCACAGGAAGAAGTGATATCGCCGAAGCTTCTGTATCTCATGCCGATCGACTGGTGGGACGGCCACACATGGAACGGCAAGTATAATTTTGACGGGACGCTCCAGATTGATACGATCAGTCCTCCAATCTTCTACCATGGACAGCGGCTGACCATCCAGGGCGAAAACGCGGTGACGCTGAATGAGATCACCCATTATTTTGAGCTGGCTCATACAGAGCAGATCCCGCTCACACCTGTCTATCAGATGGACATCGAGTGGTGGGACGGAAATAAATTCGATGGTCAAAGCGGTTTTAACGGGTCAATATATTTCAATGCCGAAAGGGATATCCCGAGGTTCAGGAAACTGAGCATCGTTCAACCCATAGAGGCAGAGGAAGATATGGCCTTTTATTTTTACACATCGTCAACTGGCGGAGCTGCCTTTGATGGCCTTCACACTTTTGACGGGACACTTTCATTTAATTCCGGAAGGGAGGAAATATAACGAATGGCATCAACGATTGTTACGACAAAAGCTAAAAAGAAAATGGTGGAGGCCAGAGCCGGAATTGCAACTCTGCCGAAGATCACAGGTATGGCATTCGGTACCGGAGGGGTTAATTCTTCTGGCACAATCATCAACCATACGGCAGGGCAAAATGCCTTGTATAACGAGGTTTACCGTCAGGCCGTGGACGGTTACACGGTTATTTCAGACACGGTAATTCGATACGCTTGCACGATTGCTGCAGGGTCTATTACAGATGGCACATCTATTTCAGAGATCGGGCTGTATGACTCGGCAGGTGATTTCGTAGCCTTAAAATCCTTCCATGCGAAGGGAATAGACAGCGATATGGATACTATCTTTGAATGTGATGACACATTCTGATGGCTCACAGGGCGTGTGAGACGCCTTCCCATAACTAATATAACCCCTGACGTATTAAAACAACGCGCAGGGTGATTTCCCTTTATCGTGATTAACCATAGGAGGTAAGATAAATGTCGGTTTTTGACGTTAAAAATGCAGGGTTTAATCCAAACCTCACAAAGGTTGAGACATCAGACCCCGTGTCCGCAGATTTCATGAACGGGATCCTCGGCCAGCTGATCAATAATGATGTTGCCATTATGGAGGCAGCATCCTCAATGTTTTCATCGAAAAATGATCAGGCCCTATTCCTTCTGAACCTGCATAAGGACGGCAAGAAATATGGTGTTCATTTTGACGATTTTGATACTAATCATGCATCGGCAGGCACAAGGCTTAACGATGCGGCGGGCATGGTAGCCTATCCGTCGACCGACACCGAGAGGAAGCAGAACGACTTCGAGGGCGTATCCGTATTCTATCACATCGAGGTGAATGGATATGTAGACTCAGACGGCAATTTCCAGGTGCAGTACATTGACGGCATCGACGACGAGTTTTCCCGGACCGATGCGGATGTGTGGTGTCTGTACCTGCCGCAGTGGATCAAGATTACCATTGATGCCTACGGCGAGAACAAGATCCTGTCCGATACGCGATTCGACGGATCATTCCCTGAAGGAGACGCGATCATGCCGGATGGTACGACGGTCCGCAAGTTCGTAGCCATCGCCAAGTATCAGGACAGCGCGGAGTCAGGATCCAAGATAAACTCCGTATCCGGCAAGAACCCGAGCTATAACAACTCTTACAATTCACTGGTAACGAAGGCCCACCTCAACGGCACCCAGTACTGCGCGACAACCTTCCAGGATATGGAGCGCATGAACAACCTGTTTGATGTGGCGTTCGCGACCAGACACAGCCAGAGCGTTATGGCCGGAGCAACGAGCTACTATCTTCAGTACACCGCAACCGTTACTGAAAGCGGCGTAGAGCGCATTGTGATCAGCAACTCGAACGCCAACAATCTGGTAGTAGGCTCTACTGTCAGCATTGGAGATGCGACAAATGATGATAGAAACGCGGCCGCTACTTATGGCATCGCCAATCGTGTGCAGATCACTAAGATCGAGACGTAACAATAAGGCGGTCTATGTGGATAATGGAGGAACCACCTTCAGCATTACCAGCGGAACCACGAAGATAACTACATATCCGTGGAAGACCGGTTCCTGCGATGGTGTCCTTGCATCGTGTGGATCTCCGAACAATAACACGAACGGCAAGAACCCATATGTTCTGTTCGGTGTAGAGTATAGCCTTGGCCAGTATGAGGTTATCGGGAATGCGTTCATGCTCATTTCGGATGCAGATACCGAGACACCTTACGTCTGCTATGACAGCGCGAACCTTGTAAGCTCGCCTGGCGCGTCAACCACAGGCTATACCAAGGTTGGATATAACGTGGCACGAACCGGAGCGCAGTGGAAGTACATTTCCAAACTTGGTTATGACCCAGATAATCCGATGGCAAGATGGGGTATTGAAGTTAATGCTACGAGCTCAAACGGATATGCAGATGCACAGTATACTGATGCGGCAACTTCCGGGCAGCGCGAGATCCTGGCTCTGGGCAACCTGAACTTCGGGGCTTTCGCTGGTCGCCGGTACGCCGACCTGTACTACGGGCTCGGGGGCGCGAACTGGAACTTCGGCGCGCGCCTTTCTGCTTCTGGACGCAGCGCGCAAGCAGCTGCGTAAGGGGGTGAATGGCCGTAAGGCCAGAGGGGATCTCCCCTTTTATTCCCGCGTAAGCGGGTCGATTTTTAAGGCAATTCGTAACTATCAATAAATTTTGAAGGATTCATGGCACTGCGGTGCAGTTCCTCCTGCGGCCTTCGTCCCGCCGCTGGCTCTGGGCAACCTGAACAACGGGGCTAACGCTGGTCGCCGGTACGCCAACCTGAACAACGGGCTCGGGAACGCGAACTGGAACTACGGCGCGCGCAATTCTGAATAAAATGTGTGCCATGTCTCGATCCTCTGGAAGGATCTCCGAAAGGGCTTGCCCGGAATGGGCGAAATTGACGAACCAGCATCAGGGACTGGGGAAACTCAGAACCTGGCTCTGCGGCGAAGTGGACGCAGATGGGGGCTAGTAGTACACCCGAAAACCCTTGAATTCAGAAAGATAATTATCATGAAGACCTATTGCAAGGATGTAGATATCACAGATACAAAGTTTATCGAAAGGGCAGTTATTAATTATCTTGAGGATAAAAGAAATAATCATCAGGTGATTTCATTCTTTTCAAAATGGACGGGAAGAAAGTATTCGGAAACAAAGTATCTTCTTACTCGTCTTTGCAATCCGTCTTATATTGCTTATTTAAGAAAGACAGGATTACCGGAGAAAACCTGCCAGAGCCTCTTTGATGAAGGCTTGGGCTTCTTTTATTCGGTGATCGAGGAAATATCGGAAGAAATGTCTATACACCTTAAAAACAGGACGGTGAGAGAACATATTCTCAGCCGATGCTATAAGGAGAAAGTTATCCGATATATGGAAATAACCGATGGTGTTAGCATGAAAAAAAGAGAACTTGGCCTGGAATGTTTCCTGTTTCGGCTATATGAAACAGTATCCAATGCGGCCGGACAGCCTCTTTTTGATGCAAAAGTTGGTATGTATCAAGTAGCATCTGTTGAAGGCAAAGGGCAAAAGTTCGGCAGAAGAGCAGTGGCCAGATGGATGGCCAGTGATCCGGAGGGGACGAAGATAGGCGCGAAGGGAGATGTGAAGAAGTGTTATCCGTCTATTGATCATGGAGTACTGAAAGCTATGCTTCACCGAGATCTGCATAAAGCCGATGCCGTGGAGTATCTGTTTGATACTATTATTTCCCTTTATGAGGAGTTCCCTAATCCGAAGAGTAAGGACCCGACGAAGGGTATCCTGATCGGTTCGCCTGTGTCAAAGGACCTGTGCAATTACTACATGAGTGCAATGTATCACTATGCAGCTGAGAAATTGGCAAAGGTGAAAACACGCAGAGGTAAGACTCAGAGAACCAGGCTGCTGAAACATCAGATGTACTACATGGATGATATCCAGATCTACGGCCCGAATAAGAAGGACGTACAGCTGGCCATGGTAATGATGGTGAAATTTGCCAAAGAAGTTCTTTTGCTTACGATTAAGCCAGACTGGAGAAAATTCCGGTCACAGTACCAGAACGCCGAAGAAAATACCAAAGGTTGTCTTCTTGATTTTATGGGTTTCCGTTTTCATGGCGGAGCGGTGACTACAAAGTATTATCTTGGCCGGCCTGTGAAATATAAAAAAGTATGGGTTACAATCCGGAGAAAGACGTTTCTCAAGGCCAGAAGAAAGTTTACACGTTTTATACGGATGATCAAGCGGCGGCAGATTGTTTCGTTTAAATTTGCCAAGTCTACAGCATCCTACTACGGCTGCTTTACGCAGACGAACGCGGCTACATTCCGAAAAAAGAATAAGATTGATCAGATCATGCACATCGCCCGGAAAGTAGTCAGCGATTATGCGAAAACTGTCGATTATTCTACTGATAAGTATTATCAAATGTGGAGGCGTAAAATTGCATAAAACATATAGTCCTGTAAAAATGGATGAAGTAATGTACATGATCGGTACCAGCGGCATGGCCAATGTGTGGATTCGACAGAACCAGGAAGAGGTAGCGGCACAGGCAGGAACGGATGGAGAAGATGCCGGCACCCAGTTTGCGGCCGATGAGGTTTATTTTACAGTTACACCTGACAAGGTGGCTAAAGCTGAGATCGAATCGGCACCAGAATATTGGTTCAACTGCATGAAGGAAGCAGAAGATGGATCTGATGGGGATGAGTACTGCATCGATGCGATGCGGGAGTCTAAACTGGCACAGGTATCTAAAGAGTGCAATGAAACGATTGTTGGCGGTGTCGATGTGAAGCTGTCAACCGGTACAGAACACTTCTCACTCACGGAGACCGATCAGCTGAACCTTTTCGGGAAACAGGCGGAACTGGCGGCTGGTATCACACAATGTGCATACCATAAGGACGGCCAGCCTTGTAAATATTACAGCGTTGCCGATATGAAACTGATTATTGAGGCTGCAATCAGCTTCGTAACATTCAATACGACCAAATGCAATTCCATGTTCTCATGGATCAAGGGATGCAGCACAGCGGCTGAGATGGCTGGCATCACCTTTGAGAGCAATATCCCGGAGGAATACTGGTCCGATGTTTACAAGGACCTCATGGCCGCCCAGAACGCTTGAGAGAGGTATTGAAAAAGGCAGAGAAGTATGCATTCCTGTTCACTGTCGGAGGTTTGATCTACGTCTTAATGGAAATTATATACCGGGGGCATTCCCACTGGACGATGTTCATCGTCGGCGGAGCGTGCTTCGTGCTCTGCGGGCTGCTGAATGAAATTTTCGACTGGGATACTCCACTTTGGATACAGATGTTTATATGTGCCTGCATCATCACCGGAGTGGAGTTTCTAGCAGGGTGCATCCTCAACCTGTGGCTGAAGCTTGGCGTATGGGATTACAGCAATCTACCGTTTAATATTCTTGGGCAGATCTGCATCCCATTCACACTTCTGTGGTACATTATTTCGCCAGTGGCCATCATTCTTGATGACTATCTGCGGTACTGGTTTTTTGGAGAGGAAAAACCAAGATATAAGATATAAATTGGAGGCAGCATGAGAAATTATTCAGATGACCAGCTTCTGGAGCTGCTCGATCTATACATCGAAATGACAGAGAAACAAGATGAGACAATCTCGAAGCTCAGCCGGATCGTAGCGAAACAGGCCACAGAACTGGCGCATCTCAGATCTGTCATGAATGCCGATCTGATTGAAAACAAAAAAGAGGAATAGTTTTCCGTTAACTGAGCCGTGAACAACGGCTCTTTTTTTATTGGAAGAGGGCACCTTATGGGCAGTATTCGGGATCCGCCGCGCCACATTTACTGACGCGGCTATTTTTATAGATAAGGAGCACACATAATGAATAGAGATAATGATTACTCAAATATGCCGCGGTGTGTCTTGGAGGCAGCTCCATGACATTCGAAGAAATCCTTAGCCTAGTCGAAAATCTGCTCAAAGCCATGGACAACCCTCGATTTAAAGGAACACTTGGGACGATCACCCTCCTCGTTGCCATAATAATGACCGTTCTCCAGTGGAGCAAAATAAAGGTGAATCCTTGGTCGTGGATTGCCCGGCATATTGGGAATGCCATTAACCGGGATGTGATGGATCAGATGAAATCACTGAATGAAAAGGTTGACAGGGTATCAAAGAGGCAGGACGAGCAGGATGCGGATCGCGATCTGCAGCGCACTAAGGACGCCAGGCGAAGGATCCTTCGAACAGCGGACGAAATTTCCAATGGTATAGAGCACAGCGAGGAATACTTTAATGACATGTGGGAAGATGTTGA